GCCCGGCGCCGTCCAGGCCTTTGCCGATGTCGGCGCCGACGACCTTGCCTTTGATGTTGTCGAGGGCTTGTGCGATAGTGTTGATGGATTCCGCAGCCTCGTGGAGTTCAGACGTGCCCTGCACGTTGAACTCGATAGTCTGCTTAATATCAGGCATCACTCACTCCTGTTGTAGTAGTCCATCCTCGTGGGCAGGTCTCGCTCCGCATAGTCTGGCATGTACGGTGTCATCACAGTGTCCTTGCCCCATTTCTGCTTCTCCTCATAGGGAGGCGGATCAGTGGCTCGGTGTGTGCTGGTCCAATCATGCATCATCCTTGCTTTAGTAGCATAGCACGTTCTGTCTTCCGCACGCCATGCTATATCAGGATCCGTCGAATGACACAACCAGACAGGGTTACCACACCTTTGGCACGTCTCGTCCTTAACCGTCTTATAAGCCAGCACAAGCTTATAATCCAACTCCGTCCAATGCCCGAAAGGGTCAGGCTGGTTATAAATGACGGCGGTGGGCCTCATGTGCAGGTCCACCGCCGTCCTAACCATCGATAGAGCGCCGCTCCCCCCTTTTTCTTGGAGGGCGTCTATCAGAAATCCACCGTCACCGCGTTGTCGTAATCCGCAGAAGCACCGAGGAGATTCATCGCACACACAAGCAGACCAAGATACTGTTCGCCAGGCAGAGCATTCAGGATCTTCCGGATCTCCTCTGAGTTGAACTTCCGTTCATCCACGTTCCCTTCGGCGTCTTCGATCTTGTACAGCGTCTTCGACAGGAGAGCCAGATAGGCCTCCGACACACGCTTCGTCTTGTTCTTCGTCTTGTCCGCGCTCTCGATGCCGAGCATCAGCTCTTCGCGCACATCAGCGGTCACCGACTGAAGATGGAACGTCAGCTTCGAAGCGTCACGCCTCTTCACCGCATCCTTGATTACATTGGCGTCGGCCTGTTCTTTGATAAGCCGCTCCACGTCCTGCACTGCCTCGGCGTCCAGGTACACGACCTTCTTAGCCTTCGGCGCATTCGAACGGGACAGCACCTCGAAAATGTCCATATTTGAAATCCTCTCTGTTAGGCGTTAGGGTAACGTCGTAAACAAGAATAGCACAGGGCGGAGAGGAGACGCCCTGTGCTATTCGCTGGGGTGTGCGCGTTACGCCACCGTCACCTTGACGGTCACATTCGCACAAGCGGGATGGCTAACGATAACGTCAGCACTGCCCGTCTTCAAACCAGTCACCACGCCGAGCGGGCTGACCGTGACAGTCGACGTGTCCTTCGACAGGTAGGAGCACACGGAACGCGCCTGGTGGCCGTGGATCTTCGGCAGGACCGGCCGGTGCTCGTTGAGAGACACCGTAAGCGCCTCCGTGTCGGTGATCGCCGTCGTGCTGTCCTTGAAGATACCGTTAACCGCGAGCTGGCCCTGCTGCAGGAACGAAACAGTGTAACGAGTCGGGTTGTCGCCCTCCAGCGTGTTCTTGTACGTGGACTCGATCATGAGGAACGCGCAATACCACTGGCCGGCAGCGATAGGATCACGGCCCTTTAGGACACCGCGCACAACCAGAACCAGGTCGACGCGGGTCTTCTTGAACATGTTCCACGCCTTCGCGTAGATCGAGTTCACGTCGTCCGGGTTCGTCGGGTAGTACATGGTGAGCGAGCCCTCGTACTGTGCGGCGCCGCGAGAGGACGAACCTGCAGCGTCGAGCAACGACAGAGACGACTGCTCCTTCGACGCCTTCGCAGCCGGGATAGTTGTGTCGTCCCAGTTGATTGCATCACCGATAGCCACCGCAGAGTTCATTTCCTCCACGGTGATAGCGTTGATGTCCTTCACGGACGTCTTGGGCAGAACCCAGACGTTGACGTGTTCGTTGGAGAGTACTTTCTTATCCATTATGCGGCCACCTTCTCGTTGAGGACGAACGCGCCGTTCTGCAGGAAGTTCGGCTCGTACTTGATGAAGCCATTCGACTCGTACCCGTCAACCGGGTAGTCAGTCTGGAAGCGGTAGATACTGAACACATCGCCCACCTCGAACGGCTTGTTCGGGCGCTTGCCGATACGCTCCACGATGAACAGCGTGATGTCAGGCTTCATTGTGATATCGCGGATCATGTTGAACACGCCCTGGTCGTCCACTTTCTCATCCCGGAGCGCGGTGAACTTGCCCTCGTACTTCGCAAGGGTCGGGTTCTCCACTTCGGAGATGTCGCAGATCGTCCGGGTCGTGTCCGTGTCCGGGTCGGTCTCGCCGAGCGAGTACCCGTCCAGGATCGCACACGACACGTTGAACACCAGGCCGCGCGGGTTGTCGGTCGCACTGAACTGTGCGTTGAGTTCCGCCGCCGTAGGATGCTGCCAGTCAGCGAACGCTTCAGGAGCGGCGAAGAGAATAGTCACGTTGCCGCGAAGCATACGAACTTCGTTAGCCACTGTGCTTCCCCCTTTTCTCGTTGTCGTTGTCAATGAAACAGTCGCTACAAGGCTCTTCCTCGGTCACCGGCACCAGCGTACCGAAAAACTGAGCGAAGTCATCCGGGTACGTACCGATGTCCCCGGTGTTCATGTCTTTGTAGAGGCCCATATACACCATCCTATCAAATGCGGTTTTTGAGGTTCGTGATGAAGGAGCAGTACAGCTCGTAGCCGCACTGCACCACTTTGTGGTTCGTCCCGGCATAGTTCAAGCCCTGACCGCCATGAACTGTTATCCCGCCGCTGTTGTCAGGCTCGAAACCGACCAGCCCCCATAGAATCCTCTCTCCTATTTCCCGTGCATGCTGTGCGGTGAGGGCTCGCACATGGCACAGGAAGAACACCCTGTAGCCGTCGTTCAGTTGGGAGACGATGCTCGTCGCCTGACTGATGTGCGACGGTGTGCCGAACACGACTGCGATATACGGCATCTTCTGACCCTCGTCGAAGTCGGGCAGGGCCACCTCTTCGCACACGCGATTGGCCGGCACTTCGGAGAGCTCACGGATCTTAGCCATAACGTCATCGATGTACTTGGCCATGCGTCACCTGCCCCACTTCCAGACGCGGCGAGTCTCCGTGTAGACCTCTTTACTGGTCTTCTCGGCGAGCTTCACCTGCTTCTCCACCTTCTCCAGGGCTTTCATGCCCCACACTCTATCATCCCCGTATTCCTGGCCGAGGATATAGTCGTGGTCCCAGCCGCCGTCGAACTTATTGGACCCTTCGATCCACCCGTACTCGACGGTGACGTTGTCCGGGACGATGACGCTTACGCTGTCGTGCATGTGCCCCGTCCAGATACGACCTATCTTCCCGGGCACAAGGGCAGACGGAGTCTTCTCTATCGTGTCCTGCAGGGCGGGCGGTATCTCTTCCGACAGCTTGTCGATGACGTTCGCGAACAAGTCGTACTCCCTGAAGTCCTGGACGCGCTTAGCGTACTTCGTGAACTTGTTCGCCCCGATCTTCGTGCGGATCTTCATGTCGGTTACGCCTCCGCTTTGTTCATCGGCGTGTTGCAGATGATCGTCCGCTCGAACGACTGTGATGCATCCACCAGGGAAGCCACCGTCATCAGGTAGCCGACCATGTGCGGTGTATCTTGGGTCTTTACGACTTTTATACGTGCAGCCATCGGGATGTTCAGCGACATAGTCGACCGTGGCAGCTGTATTCGCACACGGTTAGTCGTCTGGGGCGCGATCTGGTCGTTCGCTACCTCAGGTTGGCGTATCGGCTGTATACGCGCTTTCCCAGAATATACGACTGAGCCATAATCATAGCTGTCAGTCTTAGCGTCGTATTTGATGTTCTTGCCATCATAGATAGTTACCTCGTCGACCATATAGCGTTCAACGCGTTTAGCCGCCATCGCCAGACGGCCCTCAGCTATACCGGCCAAGGAAATCCCTCGCTCTCTCGAACACGTCGTCGCCCCTCATCGGGACGAGCACAAGCCCCTCGCCGTTCTCCAGGGCGTCCCCCTGTGCGTCGTACTTATCAGCCAGGGCGAGGAGGGCCTCAATGTTCTTGTCCCCGCCGGACAGCGTGAAGTCGTCCGCTTTGACGTTCTCGACCCCGCCCTCCGACACGAGCTTCGCCGCGTAGGCGCGCAGAGCGGCAGCTGCAGCCTTGAACACATTCGTGTACAGTGCACACAGCCGTTCGAGCAACTTAGCGTCCAGGTCGATACCGGGTAGGAAGAGCTTCAGCTCGTCCACGGTTATCTTCGGCTTGTCGGGCACGGCAGCTCCTTTCCACTGCAGGAAACCCCACCCCTTGTGAGGGCGGGGTTTCCATCCTTGTCGGGTATCGTTATCAGGCGCCCGCGCCGCTGGAGGCCAGAGTGCCCTCCGGAGCAATGAAAGCGGACTTGACGAGGTGGCGGATCTTCGTCCGGTAGGCGTCGTTCTCGAACGAGCCCTCCAGCTCGGAGCTGTTCGTGGTCTTCTCGACGAAGATCTTCGGCCCGGTCTCGCCCTCCAGGAACACGTTGACGATGTTCTTGCGGGGCATAGTGCCCTTCGGAGGAAGAAGGAACCAGCACTTGTCGGCGTAATCGCCGGCGATGAGCGCGAGCTCAGGGACCTCGTATACGTTCGCGACCTTCCCGGACACCGTGTTCCCCATCACCTGGGTCTCGGTGCCGTTCTGGCGGCGGATCTCGACGACCTTCATGATCTGCTCTGCGCGGCTCGCCAGAGCCGGAGGCACGATCAGGTTGAACTTCGTCGGCATGATGATCCGCTTGCCATTGTACTTGGTGACGGCCAGCTGTGCGAACGCCTTCTCCAGCGCCTCGATGCTCAGCTCGGGGTTGCCGGCCAGAACGTTCTTGTTAGCAGCCTTGAAGTTGGTCGTGTTGAGGCCCGTCGGCTGGACGAGCTGCAGGGCGGCCTCGATCGACTCCTGGTTGGCCGCACGGCGGCCGAGTTCCTTCGTGATCCGAGGGATCAGGTTCCAGTCGGCGCCGTAGCGCTTCAGGGTCTCCCAGGAGAGCGGAATCTGGACGCCGGCCTTGGCGAGCTTCAGCTTGAACTGCTCCGCCTTCAATCCGAGGATCGGGTACTCGCCGAGCTCTCCGACTGCGGGCAGCCCCTGTGCGACGTAGCCCTTGCCGTCCTTTCGGACCGGAACGTTGTCGTCGGTGAAGTCGAAGCTGAAGTAGGGAACCGTCTCGAAGTCGGGCGTTTCAAGGGTGTCCGCCCATTCGCGCCAGTTAGACGGGACCTGCTGGTACTCGCCCTGCATGATCTTGTTCATGGTGGGGCCGAGATTGACTGGCAGGTCCGACGTGGTGATGGCCTCGCTCAGGTCCTTACGGGCCGAGTTGCGCACACGGATGTCGTCCGCGTGAAGGGCCCTATGCAGCAGGATACCCGCTTTGTAGGCTTCCCTCTTGTTGATCGCCATGTAGATATCCTCCTTAGAGCCAAGCCTGGGTGAGCTTGACGGCGTACTTGGTAGATGCGCTCGACAGCGGGTTGAGCACGAAGCCGACGACGATCTTGCCCTTCGGGTCGGACGCGATCTCAGGCTTGGCGGCCTTGCCGGACTCGGTGGCGCCGTCGATCGTCACGACATCCCCGACCTTGACGGATCCGTCCAGCCCGAGGTGTGCGATGCCTTCGAATGCGAGCGTCGAATAGAAGTTGTTGTCTTCCTTGGCTGTGGCGGAGGTGAGAGCAACGGCCCCGACCTTGCCAACGGCGACGACGTCGCCCGACTTGACGGCGGCGTCCACCTGGACTTCGTATGTGTCCCCGCCCTTGACGTGATTCTGTGCCATGCGGTAGTCTCCTTACCAGGTCAGCTTGGCGAATTCGGCTTCGAAGTCGTCGGCGCTCTTACCGGAGGGCACGTGCTCGGGGGCGAAGCCGCCCGACAGGCTCTCTCGGATGGATTCGACGAGCTTGGTCTCGCGGTCGAGGATCGACTTCGCGTCATAGCCGCGAGCGATGGCCTCGGCGACCCGCACACGGGATACTTCGGGAAGGTCAGAGTCGGCGAGAGCAAGGATGGCCTCCTTAGCCTTCTTGGCCTTGTCCTCTTCTTCCTCCTTGGCCTTCTTGGCGTCCTCTTCGTTTTCGTCGTCCTTCTTCTTGGCCTTATCGGCGAGGGCTTCGACGAGAGCGGAGAGTTTAGTGTCCAGGGCCTCCAGGGCCTCCTTGAACTCAGTGTCCATTCTCTTCCTTTCGGAATTGTGTTTGTTGCTACCGTCCATAATAGCATTTCCATTTTTGAACGATTCCAGAGCCTCGATGAGGCGCCCGCCGGCACCTGGAACTGTGACGAAATCCACAGAATTGACGGGGGACGGTATAAACGACTCTATCACAGGCGGAACGTCTTCGGCCATGACCACGTCATCGGTCTGCGCCAATTGGGCACCACAGTGAATGGACACACCGATGATATCCGACACCTGTTCAATAAACGGCGCCCATTGCTCCAAAACTTCGATCGTGGTATACATCCCGGGTTCGGGGCTGTCACTCCAGTAGGGTGTTTCAGCGATCACGGCGGCAAGTTTCGTCAGAGTCCCTTCGGGACGGTCCCATTGTTCTGACTCAGACGCATGATCGATATACATATGCGTCCCAATCGGGAAGGCCTCAGCGAAGCTGCCCTGCAGCGCCTCTTTGGTGTATATACCAGTCGATCCCGCCCCCTCGGTGATAAGGCGCACAAGCCACTTACGGGTGCCTTTGATGGGCTTGAGAACACTAGTAGTCGTGCTCTCTTTGACTTCAGTTTTCATCTTCAGTGTCTCCTTGGTTGAATCCGCCCGGAACGGCGCCCTGGTTGCCCTGGCGTGCCACCGGGTCGCGCACAGCATCGCCGTCGTCTCCACCAGACACATTACCACTCTTCAGAAAATCGTTCGGCTCCGGAAGCTCGTCGCCGTGGATATCGGGCACAGCGAGCAGATTGAGCACAGCCTGACGGTACTCGTCCTGGTGGATGGCCCCCGTCGACATAGACGTAGCAAGTGACTGCAAAGCACGATAGGTGGGATCCTGCTCGATCGACGGGAACTTGATGTCCACATCCTTCACCGACGGATCAACGTCCATCATCACCTGCTTGAAGAAATCCCTCCATTTGCGCTGCTCCAACTTGAAGCCGTTGATCGTCGGCCTGTCCAGCGTCGTCGCAGCCCCGTAGGAGCCGCCCGTAGCACCCGGTGACGACAACAGCGCGATGACCGGGATGCCGAAGCTCGCTGCAACCAGCGCCGCCAGGGGCTGGCCATTCCCGTAGTTGACCTGTGCGCTCGGGACTCCCACACCAGCCAAAGACTGGTTAGGCCCCAAGCTCGCCGTGGCGCCTACCACGTCTCCGCGATTCGAGATCTCCACGGCCGACTGCCTTTTGCCCTGGTTGTTGCTGTTGACGATTGCCCATGCGATCTTCGACAACGCCTTAGACAGCCTAGCGCTGTCGCGCAGGTAACCCGAGTAGGCGACGCTCCACAACGCCGCAGCCAGCGAATCCGGCGCACCGAACGCATGTCCCGCATGCCTGCCCGACGACAGAATGTACACGACGTAGTTGCCGTTCACTTCGTAGGCTGTGTTCGGCGGCTTCCTCAGTCTCTGTACGCTCCGCCTATACTCGGCGGTCGGGAACCACTGACTGATCGTGTTCTGCCCGTCCGGGGTCCATGTGCGACGCACATACTTCACTACGGACGAATCGAACGAATCCCGGACGATCTCCTCGATCTCCTCCACAGGCACCAGCGTCAGCTTGTCGGTATGCACCTCACGGAACAGGAACACGTTCCCCGCACAGAACCTTTCCAAGTTCAGGCTCTCCATCGCCGAAGCGGAGAACAGCGTCCTCTGCGCCGACTCCGACTTGATGAACTTGTCAAGCTTCGCAGAGGTGTCGCTGAACACCAGATCGTCCCCGAAGATGTAACTCGTTCTCAGCTGTGCGCCACGCTTATGCAGCGGGTGGTCCCTGGCCATGTCCCGAAGACCTCGCACAACGCCGTGAATGAAAGCCAACGTCAGCCCCTTGTCGTCGGCGTAGCTGACCCAGTTGGCGCCCTCATCCAGGAGGTAGGACCTCTGCGCCTCGTTGATGAACGCGATACCCTCGTCGCTAAACGAGTATGCGTTGGAATCCAAAAGTCTCCCCCATTTCGTGTAGGTAGTCGTCCTCGTCGCCGTCCATCATGTCCCCCGCGTCAGAGAACACGGTCTCTTGTTGGATGGCGTCCCGTATGTTCTGGTCCGTTATAGCAGCGTACACTGCGGCGTCTGCCAAGTCGGGCGACTTGCCGACGTCCTTCTTCAGCTTGTCCTTCGAGTCCAGGACGAGCCCCCCGGACATCGTATTATACGAATAGCCGACGGACAGCAGCTCGTCGTGCAAGTCGATGTCCAACGGGTCTAGGTCCAGTTCCCCTGTGCGACACCGGTATCTGAAGGAGTCCCACATGTAGGACCGGTAGTTGTGCCACCTGCCCCTGTCGGGGCTTGACATGGAACCCCGCACAGCCAGAATGTCGTATGTGCGGTTGGAGTATGAGCTCAAGATGTCAAACATCCCGCCGCCGATCCCATCGCAGTCGATCGCCACAGCGTGAGCGCCTTCCCGGAGAGCCAGGTCATGCACCCGCTGTGCGCTGTGCACCAGGTCCGTCTTCGCCCAGGAGTCCACGAAGCGCACAACCCCGTTGACGCACAGGTACACCACCGAGCGGTCCGCGCCGAATCGCGCTACGTCGACGCCCAGCACCGGCCGTCCGATCTTCTCCCTCTCCGTCAAGCAGGCCGTCTCCACGTCGCCCGGCAAGATCAGCGAGTCCTCGATGTCGAACGCGAACTCGCCCAGCACGCGAGCCTTGAACCTCGCGCTGTCCTCCCCGTACTCCTGCTTCTTCTGCTCCACATAGGAAGGCCCGGTGAGCTTCTGCAGCACCTTCGGTGGCATAGGCTCGCCTGTGAAGTTCGGACTCTCCAGGACCGAGATGGACATGCGCTTCCAATTCTCCATCTCCTCCTTGAAGATCTTCCCCAGATAGCTCATCGGGTCCGTGGGGTTCGCGATCAGCACACGCCGAGACGCCTCGTTCGTCGTGATGTTCGCCAGGGCGTCGATTAACTCGCCTGAGAGACCGCAGGCCTCGTCGCCGATCGCCAGAACGTCGCCGTGGATGCCCTGGAAGGAGTTGCCGCCCAGGTTGTCAGGCGGCTTCCTGCCGCGGCCCAGCGGGAGCTTCGTCACGTCGTCCTTCCACTGCACGTCCATCGTGATGCGCCCCGGGAGCTTATGGTCGACGAGTCCCTCCTCGAAGCGTCTCTCCACGATGTCCTTCAGCTGCATCACTTCGCGCCACAGCACGTCCTGCACCTGCGCCATCGACGGCGCCGTCGAAATCACATAGCAGTGCGGGTAGCGGGTGTCAACCCACCAGCAGATCAGCACAGCCATAAGTCGGGACTTCCCCACGCCGTGGCCCGCCTTCACCGCCGTCGAGTTGTTATCCACCACGGCCCGGGCGATCTCCCGCTGCTTACTCCACAGCGTCCCCTCGTCCGTGCCCAGCATGTACTGGGCCCAGCCCACCGGGTCGGACTTGAAGCTGTCCTGTCTCCTGTGCGCCTTGACGGTGGCGATAGCGCTGTCGATCGCACTAGCTTTGATCAGCATGAGCCTCCTTCAGCGCCTGATAGAAGACCTCGTCCATCGCCTCCGGGTCGAGTAATTGGTTATTGGCGTAGGCGTTGGATATATGAACTCGCACACGCTCCCAGGCGTCCTCCACCAGGTCGAGGATCAGTCGGGTCTGCTGCTTCGTCACCCGAGCCTCTTCCTCGTCGTTGTACTCCTTCACCTTGTCCAAGCGGTCGCCGAGCTGCTTGAGCACGCTGTTGACGGCCTCGATGTGCCGGGCGGCTATCTCGTCTGACTCGAAGCACTTCTCCAGGAAGTTGAAGGCCCGGGTCTTCAAGTCATACATGTCGGCGATCAGCATCTGTTGGCGTTCGAGGTTCGTCCACACGTCGTTGCGCCTCAGCAGGGAGCGCACACGGGCAAGGCACGTCTCCGCCGGCAGGCCGAGCTCTTCGGACATCTCGGAGGGGCTGGCCCCCGCCTGTGCGAGAGTGAGCAGCCGCCTGTCGTCCATAGCCAGTTCACCGGTCGACTTCTGGATAGTGAAGCGATCCCGGTCGTTCTTCACCAGCTCTTTGGCCGCCGTCTTGGTTTGAGCCGGCTTCTTTTTCGTCGTTTTCTTAGGTGCTGCCATCACAGCCCCCTGTACCGGATCACCACCGGCGCCTCAAGCGGGTCGCGCACCTTCACGGTAGGCCGCTCGACTTGCGTCGTCAGCGTCACGCAGAACGTTCCTCCCTCTGTACACAGCGACGTGACCTTCGTCTCTGCTGCATTGGCGAACACCGTCAGGTACACGGCCTTCACGCCCTTGGCCAGCGCAACGTCCAGGTCGAGGTTGGGCAGCGTTCCGCTGAGCGTCGCAATCGACCCGTTAGCGGTGGTTAAGCGGCTTGTTTGAACGTCGATTCTCATGAAACTCCCTCTCTAATCAGGCTTAAGAGGAATGTTACCACGCGCACAGCCCCCCCCCCCCCCCCCCCCGGGGCGCCGCCCCCCCCCGGGGGGGGGTCCTGAGAGAAAGGAGCTTACCTGAACACCTTAACATACTTCTGCAGGCGCCGTCTAGGCCCTGCCATGTGGTCGTACAGCAACACCCAGCGGTCGTCCATGACCGGCGCCCACGTTACTTCGTCCTGTGCGGTGATCGGCGGGATCTCGTCGTCAACGGCCAGCACGGATACGTAAGCGTCCAGCCTGAACGGTAGCCGATCCAGGTCATGGGCTGTAATGAACGCCTGGAACGTCTCGTGCCCGCCGATCACCCACGCTTCATCCCGACCCCCTGTGAGGGTCTGCTCTATCGCAGCGTACGGGCTCGCCACGGCTTTAATCGATTTAGTCGACTTCATCGTCCGACTCAGCACGATGTTCGTCCTGTTAGGCAGTTTCTTGCTGCGTTGCGGCAGGGATTGTCGGGTCTTCCGGCCCATCACCACGGTCTTACCGGTAGTCATGTCCTTGAAATGCTGCAGATCCCCCCGATCGTGCCACGGCAGCTTCCCGTTGACCCCTATGATCCCAGACGTTGACTGCGCCCAGATGAAATGCACGTGAAACATTGTGTCTCTCCCCCCGTGTGCGGCGTATTGGCTGATATGAAGACTCTAGCAGTGCAAGGCCGGTGTGCGCAAACTTGACTTCCGCCCGTATGCGAGTTACAGTCGGACCATCGAACTAGAGAAAGGACTTCACATGCTTCTTTACTTCATCGCCGTCCCCGTCGCATTCCTCGTCGCACAGGGGTTCTGGACCCTCGTCGCCTACATCGTCACATGGTGCGGCTTCCCCAAAGCCGGCGACGTCGTCTTCTGGGTCTCCCTCGCCTTCACATCCCTCGGCGCGATCTCCGCCCTCGCGGCATTCGCATGGACCCAGCACCAGCTCAACCTCATCGCGGCTTGACAACGGCTCGTTCAGCGTGTACACTGGGTTCGCACAGTAACTCAACAGAGAGGAGAAAACATGTTTTCATGGAACCTGATCGGACGGATGTTCGCCGGGTGGTACGGAACCTGTCGCCTGTGGGGCAGGACCTGGATCTGCTAGTCACCCCGACCCGACGTGTAAACTGAAGACATAAAGACCCCCGACGTTTCCCGGAATGGGACGCGACGGGGGTCCTTCTTATGCTGTGCGTTACTTATTCGGCGTTGTCGCCAGGAACGGCACTACCTTGTGGAGGAAGCGGTCCACGGGCTTAGTATTGAGCAGCCACTGTGCGCACACGGTCACCAGCCCCCACACAGCCGCCGTGATCGTGTCCGCCAGGTCGGCTGGCAGCGTCAGCCCGACCTTCGCGGCGAATGCCGCTAGCACGCCAACCAAGGACACCACGAACGTCCGGATGACCGACCGAGCCTTGTGCTGTATCTGAGTCGGCACGAGCTCGTCGAAGTGGTAGGCGTTCTTCCGGTTCGGGTCCGCCAGGCCGCCGTCCCCCTGGGGTAGGCCGCCCGTCTCCACGGTGTGCGCAGCCGCGGCGAACGCAGCTGCCTTCTGCTCGTCCGTCAGCGTCGGGGTGTCCAGGTGCTTCGGTCCGGTTGCGGGTGTTTCCTGCGTCGTCACTTCGCATCGCCCTTCTTCACATCTTTCAACGTGTTCTGAATGTCGTTCAGCTTGTTGATCGTCTCCTCAAGTGCGGCGTGGCTTGCAGCAGGATACCCAAAGCCGTATCCCGGCACCGTCAGGTCGGTGGCGATCCTGTTCACAGTCGCCGTCATAGACTCCACGGCCTGCGTCAGGTTGGCCGCAATCTCCTTCAGCTCCGCGATGGAGTTCTGGGTCGCCTGGGGGTAACCGAAACCCTGGCTCGGCACCTTGATGTTCTCGTACAGCCAGCTGAGCATGTTGTGCTCGTCAGGTGTCAACTCGTCTCCTTTACTAGTGTTGTCGTCTTTGTCGTTGGAGTCGCCGATATAGCGCTTGACGATGATGATCGTCGCCGAGCCCGTCAGGGACCGGTCCGACAGCGAGTGCAGCCTCGGGCCCCTGCCCGGGCCTCCGTGCCCCCACGTGTACATGCCGCCGGCGTAGAGTTCCACGTGGCTTATCCGCCCCGCGAAAGCACCCGAATGCCAGCCCATGCAAATGATGTCGGCCGGCTTCATGTCGCTTAGGGGTAGGTCCCGCCAACTCGTCGCCGACGCCACAGTATACGCGTCCGAGTCCGACGCTATATTGAAACTCCGCTCGCCTATTTCGATACCTGCACACTGCCGGTAGGCCTGCGCTATGGTGCTGGAGCAGTCCCCCCACCCGTAGCGCTCCGGGTCCTTGCGGCGGTAGTCGTTCGTATAGCCGAAGTCACCGTCATGCTTCGCCATCCACGCCACTATGGCGTTGCGCTGCACGTCAGCCTGCGTCATCCGTCTCCTTCCTACTATTGAGAAGTGCCTTCACCTCAGTATACGGCACAAAAGCGGCCCTATCCGGGCGCGGGCTGTGCGCCGGGATTTTACGGTTGCGTGCGAAGTCATAGCCCTCCCCTTGCTCAAGGCGCACAGCGGGTGAATCACGGTGGGGCAAATGGAACTCCACCCAGCCGTCGTCCACGTGGCGCACAGCGAAAGGGTAGCCGCGCAGAAGCGGGCCGTCGTTGCCCGGCACGGTGCGCCACACCGCGTCGATCAGGGACTGCAGCGCGTCCAGCTGCGCGTTGAACTCCTCGATCTCGCCGTTCGCCTCGCCCCGCGATATCGCTGCCCCGTCCCGCGTCGGGAACGGCGGGTTGAAGCCACACAGCGACCGGGAAGCCGGCCGATAGCGTTCCTCGAACACCGCGGCGGCCCGGTTGTCCAGAGGCATCTTCCCCGGTTCTCGCTTCGTGTAGGCCGTGTAAGCGTCCTCAGCTGCGTATGTGAAGTCCGCTGTTCTATCATGGTAGCTCTCTTCCATGCCTAGAACCATACCACCCCCTGAGGCGGGTAGCCCGTCGCGTGCAGGGCCAGCGGGTCGTAGTCAGCCGGAGATGGTCGAAGCTGAGGTCGCTTGGGCGTCGCATGCCACATCGATGTGAAGCGCACACGGGCATCCTCGGCGTAGAACGCCGGAATGTGCGGGGGCAGCGGCTTTTCTTCGTCGACGACAGTGGTTAACAGCTGGCTCTCCACGAAGATGTGGAACACATTTCTAACGGGGGTCAGTCGTGCTTTGTTGCCCGCTTCGGAGTTCCGGTTAGCCGGTATTACGTCGTTCTCTAGTTGCGCAGAGGTGGTGCCCAGCGAATATTCGTGGCAGGCTTTGATGAGGACAGAGTACGGGTTGACACCCACTTCGTCTGCGTTGTTGCTCTCCGTGTTGTGCGGTGGGAACTTGCGCGGGTCGGCGTCTGTGTTGGATTTCAGGAAGCGCTGCCCGCCCTTGTACGAGGGGTCTTGCTTCGACACCTCCCAGCCGTTCGCTTTCAAGCACAGGGCGTAGAAGCGGAAGTTCGAGTTGGAAGTCGGGCTCGGGTCGTAGGGGTGCGTCGGGTCCGGGCTGAAGCACCACAGCAGCCAACCCACTTCCCACGGGTTCGGTTCGCTAGTGGGGTTGTCTTTGGTGGGCGGAGTGTTGTCCTTGTTGCGCAGCTGCTTCAGTGTGACGATGTTCGCCGAGAACGAGTACACGACCTGGAGGCGATTATGGCGTTGTGGGTCGGGGTCGGAGGACGGCACGGGCACCCGCTCTAGCTTGAGCAGGGGTGTGAGTGCCGGGATAGGAGCGCGCGGGGTGGCTGCGGGGCCCCCCAGGGGCGGGTGCGGGGGGGGGGGGGGGGGGAGGGGGCGGGGTCAGGATGAGGCTGGAGTCATAGGGCGGCGTCGGGTTAGGAGTTATCGTCGCTTCGTTGTATATCTTCCGTATGCGCACAAGGGGGCGTTGAGGAGGCAGTGGGCTCGGTGGGGTTGACATGCCATGATTTTATCTCGTCGTCGTGTCGGCGCACAGCGCCTTGGATATCATCCAACTGACCCGTGTGCATGTGCACGAGGTCCGTCAAGACTTTGGTGTTGGTTTCAATACGGTCTATCGCATCCCGTAAGGAACTCCCATGGTTGTTTTCCATGTCTTGTTTGACGCTAAGGACCTTCCTATTGGTCTTCAATGATGTGTAAAGCGTCGCTATAGCGGTTATAAGTGCGCCTAAGCCCACTGCTGGCGCCCCTAGAAGGTGGTCGAAGATGAGGATTATGTCGTGCACAGAGACCATTATAGCGATCATACCTCGGTATGATTTCCAGTAGTGAAAAATAGCGATTAATGTAGGCGGTTGGGTCCCCCCATGCAAGTCGACCCACCCATCCAAAAATTCCAACTTTTCCCACAAAACAGACAGCGCCGCGCGTCCGACAGTTGCGCGCGGCAGGGGGGGGCCTCTCCTTTTCCTACCATTCCAACTTGTATTACTTACCCTACCGTACCGTAGCTTAGCGCTTCCACCATCACGCAGACGAACCATCCGGCGTACATCAGTCCAACTATTCCAACCCATATCTTAGTGAGAGTGATTCTCAATAGCGCCTCCCTCCCCCGGGCGCCGCCGACGCTTCCCCAACACTTGGCCGACCGCGGTAATGATCCCGCTCAACATAAACCCGATCGACAGCCCCAGCAAAATGAGTTCAAACAGGGGCCGATTCGGGTTTGCAACCCCCATGAGCAGCTGCATTCGGGTGTAAATGTAGCCCAGGTACCAGAAATTAAAGAACAGGAAAACACTGAATAATATGAGGTAGGGGGCGGCAAATCGGGTGGCAATACCCGGCCGGGGGTCACTGGAGGTAATGGTGGTGGCCATGAGCCCCAGCATGCCGCCCCACATGAGCTCACACCCAATGATCGACATGCTGTATTGCAGCACCGGCGCCATGAGCTCATGCGAATTGGGGCTGATCGCAATGCTGAGGTAGGCGATAAACACGACAAAACCAATGCTCAATGCCACATTGCATGCCGTATAAGAAACGCGCATTTGACTAACTTTCTCGCTTTACGACGACCGAAGGTTCCTTCTCTCCCATATTAGCCCCCGCACCAGTTGAAACATGCCCAATACAGCCCCACCTAAAAATAACCAGATTGCCGCCTCCAACAATGCGTTAATGCCCAACGGTTCGGCGTAATACAGGGCATGAGTATTATTCGGCACGGAGGTGGCGAAAAACCCCAACCCCCACATGTTCACGATGGCGAACAGGCTCAACATAAATAGGTAGAACGGCCCAAACCGTTGTAATACCCCCACCGACCCACCGGTGAGGAGACCACTATTCTGGGTGACCCTGATGGCGATGCTTCCGGTGATCCCGGCCGTCATGAGTTCAAACCCCAGGAACGCCATGACGTGATACCACAATGGCACCGGTGGTGCCGCAGCTGTTTGGCCTATCGCAGTAGTGAAAACCCCATAAATAACAAGCCCAATGATCGCTACTGAACTCGTGATCTTCAACAGGGTGCGCATGGAAACCAACTTTCTGGGGAAAATGTGCATATAGTGTCCGGCCAAA